GCTCCATAGTACTTTTCCTTATAGTTTTGCATATGTTCATCGTATGAAACATCTAACATAAGGCAACCGTGCACATCGTTTCTGGCAGCTACTTCTTTTAATTGGGCTCGGAGAGTTTCGTACTCATCTCTGCCATGTAAAAAGATTTCTCTGATAGCTCCGTCAATATTCATTTGTGCTTGCTGTAAAGTAGTAACATGCTTACTCTTTAATACACAGTGCAATGATTTGAAGATAGATTGCTTATCCAATGCACCCATAATTTGGTCTAGCTCTTCACAATAAACATTTCTCCTTTTAAGAAAATCTGTTTCATCAATATGTAAAAACTTTTTAGGAGCTGACTTTTTATCGGGCATGGTAAACTCTATACCAGATTCGGCTAGAAAATTCTGAAGTGAAATAAAATTGAAATGTTCTGCTCTCTTTGCAACACTACCTTCTGTGTCGTCTCCGAAAGTTTGAATAGAAGCAATATCACGGAATTTTTCCAACTTCTTGTTTTCTTGTTTTGTGACGGTATAGTAGGCACATCTTTGCATTAATGAATTAGCGCCACTACCGGCTACAGCTGTAATGGGTGTACCGGAAATGTGTAAGTCGTGCAAAGAAATCAAATCTCCGTTAAAAGAAATGAAAGGATAACAAGAATCAGTAATCGCACCCTTCATGATTGTTATATCATCTTGAGTGTAATTGCCAGAAGCCTCAGCAATCTTAACATACATATTATACGTAGCTAAAGTAAGTTGAGACGACATTGGAGTATCATATGCCTTGTAATCACCCGCTAAAATGCGATCTTTACCATATTTGGTAACATGCTTTGCCAGTTGGTCCCACTCAGGACCATGTGAATTTATTCCGACAGCGCATTCAGCAACTAGTGGGTTCATACAAATAAAACGAATAACACTAAGTAAATACTGCCTCAAAATATATAAGGCAGCACCAGGACATCCAAAGAAAATTCTAACTTTGTCCTTGTCTAGTTTTGTAGCTTCATCTTTAGGGGACGCTTTTAATATAAAATATCCGCGCTCGCCACTAAGATATGCAGCCTTAAGACGTGCAACTTCAGTCATTATCGTTTCATCAAAAACCATAGGGCATGCATGTCCTGGATAATAATCAGGATTCAATGCAAGCATATGATTCTTCTTGGGTCCACTCAGAGGAACGCCGATAGAGGTACTACCTACCATAGCATTCATGAAGCGTTGCCCATCGATGCCACTCACGGTTTCAACTTCGGTCAAAGGTCTAACAGACTTATTCCAAGGTTTCTGCTTGATCAATTTTAACATTGGTTCAAGCCAATCATTGACTGCCCATTCCAAAGCTTGAGCAGGAAAACCGAGAGAGGGGTTTGAAGTGTTCTGTAAATTTACATAAAAAGGCTTCCAAGGGTGCATTTTGGGTTTTCCCCATAAACAAGGCACTCCGCAGACCTTTGTAATATCATCAGATATAGGTAATTTTACAACTTCAGACCTATAGGTGGCCCTCCCAGGACAAGATCCATATACATTAAAAACTCCATCAACTGGTATATAATTAACGCAGGAATTTTGGTGCACAGAAGTACTATCTAAAAGTTTTACACCACATTGTTTTTCCGGAAAATTTCCATCACTGTGTGGTAGTAAAATTGAATTGATTTTACTTAACTGTGAACAGGCATTTTCAACCATATTTTTTGTTAAAAAGCCCGAAGCACCATGCTTGCCATTGCCAGCCAAATGAAAGCCTGCAATGAGAGAGGGTTTAGTGTCTGATATCAAAGTTCCCATACATAAACCACAAAAAGTGTCTATAGGTAAAACATAAGTATGTCCAGAATATTCCAAATCTTTGACTTTAATAATATCAGACTTCTTCAGATACGTACTGAATCTTACAGTAGTCCCATTATTACGCCTATATATCATAGTCGCATGGGTATCTCCTATCTTAGAATCTGGCAGAAATCTTGTAACATCTCGCCAAGTTCCACATCCTGGAATATATACAATACATAAATCAGTACCAGGAATGTGGTAGGAGTGCAAACGGCTAAGTATACCATGTCCACGCTTATGTGGGGCGGTATCGCCATTAGCTACTACTCGTTGTGTGTGGTACACTTCATATCTCATATCTTCTGCATGCCACATATGTTGTGGAATTACAGCAATATTTGATTTTAAGAAAAATATATCACAAAACGCAACACCATCAGGATGGTGAGGTAATCTCAAGTAACATAGATTAGACTCAACATTATTTATAAGTTGCTCCTTACTACATTGTACATGAAGATTTTGAGGTACGGGCTGGACATAAGCACCGACCCAAGGATTTGCTTCTTTATCCCTAATATCCACTTCCTCAGCAGATGGGTTAAGCAAATTACCTTGAAATTGCAAAAAAGCTCTATAACGTTTAATAAGTTTATAAGCTATTGCAACAACGACACAAGAAGCAAAGAATCTCTTAGCTCTTTGTGATCGAACAGACTTAAAAACATATTTAACTGTTC